AAGCCTGCCGAGTGACATTTCGGTCAATGCTTCCAACTCTATAGCGGACAGCATCACACCGCAAAGTGGCTTCATTCTCCAACTCAATATTACAAACTTCAACAACTATTCTAGCGAGGATATAACCGAGCTAACCAACGAAATTATGGCAACCGCAGGTGCATTCGCACAAAGGAAAGGAGTGGTGTTTGCGTGAACTATTTTGAATACAACGGCATTCGCTCCTCCGATATGGGCGTAAAAATTAGCAGTAAAAACATTTTTTCTGCACCCAAATTTGACCTTGCGTTTCAGTCCATTCCCGGTCGTGATGGAGAACTTATTAATTCCAATAACCGCTTTCCTAACACCACTGTTTCGTACACTTGCTTCATCCCCGCAAAAAGCATCGCAGAGCTGTCCGAAAAGGTGACACTGGTAAAGGCTTGGCTCTATACAGAACCAGACCGCTACCACACCCTTTCGGATAGCTATGACACTTTGTTTTTCCGTAGAGCTGTGTTCAATAACAAGTTGGATATCCAAGACCAACTTAACAAGATTGGCACCTTCACGGTAAACTTTAGTTGTCACCCGATGCGTTTTTCTTACGATGGACAAGCAACGACTACGATTAGCTCCTCCGGCGCGACGCTTACAAATCCGTACCCTTTCGTGGCAAAACCATACCTCAAAATCTATGGTGCAGGAAAGGCAACCTTGACCGTTCAAGCATCCTCTTATAACGCAACTTGGAACTTCTCCGCCCTTGATTCTTATACCGAATGCGACTCCGAACTGATGAATTTTTACAAAGGAACGAAGTCGAAAAACGATAAGGTCAGCGGCAGTGGTTTCCCCTGCTTGCAACCCGGCAAGAACACTATATCCTATACCGGAGGAGTAACTAAAATCGAAATTATACCGAGGTGGGTGATGATATGATTCCAGTTCTCTATGGCGCGGATACCACAAACTTCACCACCTTTGGTATAGGCGCACTTGCCGAAACCATCTCCTGCGAGGTTACCGAGGAACGCAATGGTGCCTACGAGTGCGTTCTTAAATACCCTATAACCGGGCGTCTTTATTCCGAGATACAAAAAGAAAGGCTCATTAAGGCAAAACCAAACGATATGTCAAGTGAGCAGGCTTTTCGTATCTACAGAATTACGAAGCCCCTCAAAGGTATTATCACTATCTACGCACAACACATCTCCTACGATCTTACAACGATTGCAGCAGTCCCCTGGACCTCTGGCGCGATTACGCCTCAGCTTGCCATTGAGCACGTTTTCAAAAATGCTCTTACCCCTCATAACTTTACCTTCAAAACCGATTACACCGTAGCAAAGGAATTCTCGGTAAACAAGCCGAAAAGCCTTCGTGCGGTGCTTGGCGGTGAGGAAGGTTCTCTTGTTAGTTTATGGGGCGGTGAGTTTGAATGGGATAACTTTAACGTGATTCACCATCAAGGGCGTGGCTCGAACACAGGTGTTGTAATCGAGTATGGAAAGAACCTCACAAACCTTGAGCAAGACTCGGATAATACCGCTGTATATACCGACCTTCTCCCCTATGCAGTCAATAGCGACCTTGCGGGAAACGAAAGTGTTGTGACTCTCAGTGAGCAACTCTTACCGATTACTGACTCGACGCTTGTTCACAGGAAAACCCTGGTGATGGACTTTACGGACAAATTCGAGTCAGACGAAAGCATTACCGAGGATGCTTTAAGAGAAAAGGCTACTACATACCTTGAGAACAATCCTCTAGGTATCGAAACCCCTTCTCTCACCATTTCCTTTGAGCCTCTTTGGAAACAAGCGAACTATCCTGCAATTCTTGAGCGCGTTTCCCTATGCGACCGCGTCACCATCAAGCACCTGCTCCTCGGCGTTGAAGCAACAGCGAAGGTAATAAAGACGGTATATAACTGCCTTGCAGAAAAATACGTGTCGATTACTCTAGGCTCTGCGCGTAACACCCTTGTGGACACCGTGACAAATACGCAATCCACCACCGATGCTACAACGAGCAAGGTTGATAGGCTTCCCACTCTTATGATGGCGGCTATCCAAAAAGCCACAGACACCATCACTGGTCAAAATGGCGGTTATGTCGTTATTAACACCGCAAACGGTACTGCTCTCCCCTATGAGCTTTTAATAATGGACAAACCGTCAATCGAGGAAGCTGTCAACGTGTGGCGTTGGAATCTTGGCGGGCTTGGCTTTTCCAAGAATGGCTACAACGGCCCCTATGAGACAGCAATCACCTCGGACGGAGAAATCGTTGCTGATTTCATCACCTCCGGCACTTTGGTAGCAAACATTATCAAGGCTGGCATTATCTCCTCTATCGATGGTTCTTCCTACTGGAACATCGAAACTGGTGAAGTCGTTCTCAAAGCCTATGCAACGAAGGACACCGTCACTCAGCTCACCGCCACCGTTGATGGTATTGCCATCCGTGTTTCTGATGCTGAAGGCAATATAACTTCTCTTGAGCAGAGTGTTTCCGGCATTGCTACCAGAGTGTCCACCGCAGAAGGCAACATCAGCACCCTTACGCAAACTGCAACAAGCCTCACTACTCGTATCACCAATGCAGAGGGAGACATCTCCGGCATTGAGCAAAATGTAACGAGTATTACTACACGGGTGACCACTGCGGAAGGAAATATCTCTTCCCTTACCACTGATGTTAATGGCATCAAGACCCGCGTTTCCAATGCGGAAGGAGATATTAGCTCTATAGAGCAAAACGTCTCTGCTATTACGACCAGGGTTTCTACCGCAGAGGGTAACATATCCACTTTAACCACGAATGTTACAGGCATTGCAGCAAGAGTGGTCACAGCCGAAGGAGATATCTCTGCTTTGGAAACAAGCGTGTCCGGCATTACCGCCCGCGTCTCTAATGCTGAAGGTGATATTTCTTCCCTTGAAACGAGCGTTAGTGGTATTTCAACACGGGTATCTACTGCTGAAGGAAACATATCCAGCCTTACGCAGACGGTAAACGGATTCAGCACCAGAATTTCGACTGCTGAAGGCAATATCTCCACCATCTCGCAAAACGTCAACAGTCTTACCACACGTGTAGAAACTGCCGAGGGAGATATTTCCACGCTTGAGCAGACAACCTCTTCTCTTTCCGCTACTGTATCTTCAAAGGTAAGCTCGTCCGGCGGTAGTTCTTCTTCCTTTGGATGGAGCCTCACGAGTAGCGGCTTTTACCTTTATTCCAATAGCTCAACAGTTATGTCGGTTACAAGCTCAGGTCTTTCGGTCAGTGGTTCTATTACCGCTTCATCGGGAACGATAGGTGGCTTCACCATTGCATCGACAAAGCTATACAAGACAAAAACGGCTTATAACAACACAACCGCAGGTGTATATCTTGGTACGGACGGTATCGGTCTCGGTGCCGGAACTTTCTATGTTACCTCGGCGGGATACCTTTATGCGACAAGCGGAAAAATCGGTGGTATGAGCCTTAACGCAAGTCAGATGTTTTCGGACAACTTTATCTTAGGTACAGTTTACGATGCAAATGACTCGTCAAAATCCTTTACCACTCTTTCCTTTGGCTCCACTGATGGTACAACCTTTACTGCGACAACGGTGCTTACGAACAGCGGTTGCTATATGTATTCCCTATCTAGCGACTACATCTATTGCGGTGTAATTCGTGCGATGTCCATAAGAGCAGACGCAGGTGTCAGTTCGACCACAGGCTTTTATTTCGGCTATTCGGGCGGTTCTGTAACCTACAGTGCAAAGCTCACGTGGAGTGGACAGATGCTTTACCTCAAAATCTATAACGAGGATGGAGTGCAAACTGCTCTTGCTGAAGCGAAAACATTTACTGTTCACTACGCTTGTATTTGGGGTAGCGATACTACTTGGAATGCAACTGTATCCAAAGGCTCAAGTTCCACATCCCTTGACACCAATGCCTTTTGGGGTATTGACTACGCAACCTTTAACTATTCAAGCTCGAACAAGTCGCAGCACACTTATTATTTCACGATATCCGGTACCAGTGCCGCCACAACGATTACTTGCCGAGGCCATATCGTGCCCTGGAGTGATAACACCTACGACTTAGGCTCCGCTGCCTACAAGTGGCGTAACATTTACGGACAGGCGGGTGTCGTTAATACCTCGGATAGAAACGAGAAGTTCAATGTTCTCCCGCTTGCCGAGGTTTATAGTCGCATCTTTGACAGTCTTATCCCGGTTACCTTCAAATTCGTTGAGAATACAAGTGACCGTACCCACATCGGCCTCGTTGCTCAAGACGTGAAGGATGCGGTTTTAGCCCAAGGACTCACAACAAAAGAGTTCGCGGGTTATTGCGAGTGGACTAATGATGACGATACTGTCGGATGCGGTCTGCGCTACAGTGAGTTCGTGGCTATGAACATCTACGAAATCCAAAAACTCAAGGCTCGTGTTACAGAGCTTGAGGCACAAATCAATAAAACGGAGGAAAACAACAATGAAACTTAAAAACATTCTAGAGGCAAATCTGCCCCTCAAGCGTTTATCTGAAAAGCGCCTGGCAAGCTACAAAAAGATGCGAGAGCTTGTGAAGTTACGCAAAGCAGTTGAACAAGAGGTAGAGTTCTATGCCACTGAAGAAGCCAAGTGCGTTGACGCTTATGCCGAAAAGGGCAGCAAGGGCAATCCCCTCTTCCTTGAGGATGGCAGATTGCGTTTGAAGGACGCTGACGCCAAGGTTGCCTTTGAAAAGGAAATCTCGGCACTGCGAGAAACCGACATTGATGGCATCACCCCGATTACCCTTTCGGAGACAGATTTCCTTGATGCGCTTGACTTCCCCACCACAAATGAAATGATTGCACTTGAGTGCATCATCAATTTTGAAGATTAAGGAGGTAAAGCTATGGAAATTGTCACCACCATTGCAGGGGTAATCACCGCTTTAGGTGTTATCTTCGGTCTTGTCTTCGCTATCTACAAGTGGTACTTGAAGCAGGAAAAGCAAGACAAAGACATCAAAATCATCAAAGAGGAGCAGTTGCTTCTCACGCAAGGTGTTCTTGCCTGCCTTAAGGGTTTGCAGGAACAAGGCTGTGACGGTCCCGTAACCGTTGCAATCAAGAAAATTGAAAAGCACCTGAACGAACAGGCGCACAAATAAAAACATATTGGAGGAAAACACTATGACATCCATCTACGAAATCGCAACCATCCCCGCTATTGCCGCTATCGTTTACACGATTATCGACATCGTTAAGACCGCAGTCGGAGGCACGGACAAGTTTAAGAGGTTCATCCCTCTTATCTCCTGCGCTCTCGGTGCTGTTATCGGCATCATCGCATATTTCTGTGTCCCCGGCGTGATGGAGACGCAGAATGTTCTTGTTGCCATCGTGCTTGGCGCGGCAAGTGGTCTTTCTGCAACCGGTACGAACCAGGCTGTCAAGCAGCTCACAAGCAAGACCGATAAAACTGAATAAGCTACAATAGCAAAATGCCCATCGAGGAGTTTTTCCTTGGTGGGCATTATTTTTTTGCACTTTTTCAAAAAACTTATCGAGATTTTTTCCGAAACGAGATTTTTTTCCTCGGTGGTGTACTAGGGATACCCCCTGAAGGAGGAAATATGACCACTACACAAAAAGACAAAATACGAACCCTGCGTTTGCAAGGCAAAGGATACACCGAAATAGGAAACGAACTCGGACTTTCCCCAAATACAGTAAAGACATTCTGCTACCGTAATGAGCTGTATGCAGAGGCGCTAAAGAATGGTGCAACACACTGTAAAAACTGCGGTAAGTTAATAAAGGAAAAATCAAAGACAAGACCTCGTAAATTCTGCTGTGAGGCTTGCAAAATGAAATTTTGGAACACCCATAGATATGCAAGGGTAAACGATAAAATTGTCGAGTTCATCTGCGTTCAATGCGGTAAGCGCTTTACCGATTATGCGGCAGCAGACAGAAAGTTCTGCTCCCTTGACTGCTATCGAGAGCGAGGTGAAGGTTATGGCAAATGACTTCTATGATGCTCTTACCAAATACAAATCGGTTATGTTGCAAGCCAGAATGATGCTTTCACAAGGGCTTATCAATGCGGAAGAATACACAAAAATTGAGGAACGAATGTGCGGGAAATTTGGTATCAATTTTGATTGTTTATTTCGCGAAAATGACTTGATAAATAGTGATATTTATGGTAATATACGACCTACAAAGGAGGTGTAACAATGCCAAAAATAATCACTCAAATCAAGCACCCACCCAAGTTGGCAAAAAAGAAAAAAGTAGCAGCCTATGCTCGTGTTTCATCTGGCAAGGATGCTATGCTACACTCCCTTTCGGCACAGGTCAGTTATTACAGCTCTCTAATCCAAGGAAATGCCGACTGGGAATATGTAGGCGTTTACTCGGATGAGGCAATCTCCGGCACAAAGGAGAGTCGCCCTGGCTTTCAGCAGATGATTGCTGATTGCCGAAATGGTAAGATTAATATAATCATCACAAAATCCATCTCCCGCTTCGCACGAAATACTGTAACTCTCCTTGAGACAGTTCGAATGCTTAAAGCGTTGGGGGTGGATATTTTTTTCGAGGAGCAAAACATACACACCATGAGTGCAGATGGAGAGCTTATGCTCACCATTCTTGCATCCTACGCTCAAGAAGAAAGCCTTTCGGTAAGCGAGAATATGAAATGGCGTGTTAAGAAGAATTTCGAGGCTGGCATTCCCTGGCACGGCAGATTCTTAGGCTATCGTATGGTAAAAGACCACTACGAGGTAGTTCCCGAAGAGGCAAAGTTAGTTCAACGCATATTTCAAGAATACCTTGATGGTAGCGGAACAAACAAAATTGCACAAGGGCTCAACGAGGATGGCATTCCCCCGGTTAGAGGTGAGATTTGGTATAAGACAACCATTGTCCGCATCATTACGAACTACAACTACACAGGCAACTTGATTCTGCAAAAGACCTACAAAGACAGTCACCTCGCAAAAATGTCCCAAACCAACGAAGGTCAATTGCCGAAATACCACGTTGAGGATAGCCACGAAGCCATTATAAGCCTTGATACGTTTATGGCAGTGCAGATGGAAATAGAGCGCCGGGAAAAACCGCAAAAACCAAAGAAAACTTATCCGTTATCTGGCAAGATAAAATGTGGTAAATGCGGTAAGAGCTACAGACGCAAGGTAACTGCCACAGGTCCCGTTTGGATCTGCGCCACATTCAACACAAGAGGCAAGAAATACTGTGCATCAAAGCAAATACCCGAAAGCACCCTTGAGTCGGTGGTATACTCAATTACCGATGACGCAAGCAACATTGAAAAAATAATGGTTGATGATAACAACACACTTCACTTCCATATGACAGACGGAATGGTAATCACACGAACTTGGGAAGACCGTTCACGCTCGGAATCCTGGACAGCGGAAATGAGAGAACAAGTCAGCCAAAGAAATAAAAGGAGGTTCGCATAATGGCAAAACGTGCGGTAACATGCATCCCAGCAACAAAAAACAAATTCACTGCCCTTCCCACCACATCAATTAAGAAACGAAGGACTGCAGCCTACGCACGTGTTTCGACAGACAGTGATGAGCAGTTCACTTCCTACGAAGCACAGATTGATTACTACACCCAATACATACAAAAGCGTGAAGATTGGGAGTTCGTAAAGGTCTACACGGATGAGGGCATTTCAGGTGTTATGACAAAGAACCGCGACGGTTTTAACGAGATGATTGCTGATGCGCTCAATGGCAAAATTGACCTCATCATTACCAAGTCCGTTAGCCGATTCGCAAGAAACACGGTAGATAGCCTTACCACAGTTAGAAAACTGAAAGAAGCTGGTGTTGAAGTATTCTTTGAAAAGGAAAACATATACACTTTTGACTCAAAAGGTGAACTTTTGATTACAATTATGTCCTCTTTGGCACAAGAAGAGAGCCGTTCCATTTCCGAGAATGTAACCTGGGGCAAGCGAAAAAGTGCTGCTGATGGCAAGGTTAGTTTGCCATACAAGAGCTTCTTGGGATATGACAAAGGGCCAAACGGTCAGCCTGTGATAAACGAGGAACAAGCGGTTACTGTTAGACTTATTTACCACCTCTTCTTGATGGGAAAAACGCCTGCTGGAATTTGCAACCACCTTGAAAGCCTTGGCATTCCCTCTCCTACCGGAAAGGATCATTGGAGAAAGGAAACCGTATTCAGCATTCTAACTAATGAAAAATACAAAGGAGATGCGTTGCTCCAAAAGAAATTCACGGTCGATTACCTTACCAAAAAGCAAAAGGTCAACGAGGGTGAAGTTCCCCAGTATTATGTTGAAAACAGCCACCCCGCAATTATCTCCCCCGTTCAGTTCGATATGGTTCAAGCGGAGATTGCCCGTCGTAAGCTTTTAGGACGCTCGTACAGCGGTTCTAGTGTCTTTGCAAGTAAAGTTGTCTGTGGTGATTGCGGAAGCTTCTACGGCAAGAAAATTTGGCACTCAAACGACCCTTACCGCAGAGAGATATGGCGCTGCAACCAAAAGTTCAAAGGCACTGACAAATGCACGACCCCTGCGTTAGACACTGAGGTTATACAGCAAGCGTTCCTTCGTGCTTACAATGAGCTGATGGGTAATCGAGAGGAAGTTATAAATGCTTGCGAAGAGATGCGAGAAATCGTTGGAGATTGCACCACTCTGGATGCCGAAATTGAATCCTTAAACGATGAGCTTGAGCTAATTGCGGAACGAGTTAACCAATGCGTCAAAGATAATGCTTCCTCTGCAATTGACCAGGGTGAATACACACGGAAATACAATAGTCTAGTTAAGAAATATGAAAAAGCCTCGGAGGCATTAAAGAAGGCTACAGAAGAAAGACAGCGCCGAACTGACCGAGACCGAGACTTGCGCATCTTCATAGCCGCCCTTAAAGAACGACCTCTAATTCTTGAGGAGTGGAATGATGAACTGTGGCTTACCCTTCTCGACACAGCTACCGTGTTTAAGGAAGGTCACATAGTATTCAAGTTCAAAAACGGAACAACCATAAAGGTTGAAATATAAGAAATCCCCTCGCCGCCTTGATGGTAGCGAGGGTGTTCTCTGTCTATAATGTTGCTAAGTCAATGGTTTCGTCTTCAAAAATGAGCTGGAGTAATTTTGAAAACTTCGCTTTGCTCATATTGTGTCCGGGAAGTGCGTATCTTTGATAGCACCTTTCAATCATTTCGGGAGTAAAGAACTCTTGCTTTTCATATATGGCCTTTATGATTCCCGGTGCTAGCATTGCATCGCTTGATGAGCCACTTGCATAGTTTTTCATATCGTAATAAAGCACAAGAATATAATAATACAAAGAATCTGCTTTCTTATCTTCTGATGCAAGAAGCTCGGCCTTTTTCAGTAATACATTTCTTGCCCATCCAAGTATGCCTTCTTTGCTATACTCATTAAATTTGTCATTGAGTATTTGCCAAATAACATCATTGACGCGATTGCTTTTCAACTTTGCTTGTTTAGCTTCATATTCAGCGGGCGTTATGTCATACTTCTTAACTACGAAAATATACTCATACTGCTTTAAATATTCCCAACCCTTATCAGACGGAACATATAGCACTTCTAAATCAAGCGTTTTTAAGTCGACATCATCGATGATTCGCTGTATCAATGCATCCTTTTTTCCCTTATCCGAAAGACCATTGTCGAGCAAAATCTTTTTCAGTTGATCCACTTTAAGCCTACTAAGCGAAGCGGAAACAGGCGCTTCAGTCAAGTATCCCTCATCGACAACTCTTTGATGGTATTTTGCTGGATTGTTTACTTTATACTCATATTGGAAGTAGTTAGGGTAATCTGCGCTCTTTTTGCCAATCGGCTGTCCGCTGTACTCACAATAATGGATAAATGCTGCAGTTGCGTATTCATCGTTACGAGATACATTTGCAGTTGCGCTTGCGACGGTTTTGGGAGAGTTTTCAACAGTTGCAGTGCTATTGTTTTCTTGCTCTGTAAATGCTTTATTCATTATGTCGATAATATGTAATACTCGTTTTACATCGGAAGTCATAACATCATACGAAGCACCACCTGAAACAACTCTTATGCCATCACGGTGCTGATTAATTGAGGTTATTTTTGGTATGACGAGATTGAAAGCATCCACCTTGCATTTGAAAACCAAACGCATATTTGTTATATACAAGGTTCCTTTATAGTACTCAGTTTCCTGTTCGCTCTTAACTTCTACTTCTTTTTTTCTCTTAATACCAGCCACCCAAGGTGTCCAAAAAAATGACGTTTTTGTTTTCGGCTTTTCTACAATCTTGGTTACGACTTGATAGGACTTTGCCTTTCCCTCATAAAAGCAAACTTCACCTTCTAACATTGCGAGAGAAGGTGCTTTAACTATCATCTCGGCCAATTCGGCATAGTATTGATTTGGATATTGTGTTGACATATAGCAACACCTCCCTTTCCTCTTTTAGAACCAACGTCTCAAACGACGGGTTGCACGTTTCATAGTACGCTTGTTATCACTAGACTTTGATGTGTGTGATGAATCAATAGCCAAAAGTATCAAAAGGCAAAGAAGCTCATTGTCCGGGTTAGCTATATCGATATAATATACGTCACCAATAGTCCATACCTTTTCACGAACATCCATAATGACGTCTTTTCCATCTAAAACCTTGTACTTAAGGCCAAGGATGTTACCTTCGAGCACCCATTTGTTAAAAGTAAACTCAAATTTCCGCTTTCCGAAGGCAAAACGAGATTTCATCTTTCCCAGCTTGTTACCACCCATTTCGATAACAAAATCCTGCGGATGCGCCTCAAGTGATAAGGGGGAACGAATGGATATAAGTTTTTCCTTCACTCTGCCAAGCACATTCTTTCCACTGGCATCATAAACGGTAAGATTATGCGTTGCCGAAACGAGCTTGCCTTTAACAACGTATTTTACATTTTCCCTCTCATCATAAATTTTGAAAGACTCCGTAAAAGAATATGGTTTCTGACCCACTATTAAGCGGGAGTGCCCATCTGCTGCACCTTCAAAAAAGGAGTCAACTTTTTTATTGCTAGTTTCGGTTAGTTTCTTGCTAGCTTTATCGCAAGCCTCTATGCCTACTTCGGCAGCTTTATATCCAACTGTACTAGCAACCGCTTTACCTACAGCTTTACCTACTAAATCGCCAAGAAAACCCATAAGACCTCCTAATGATAAAATTAAAATTCACAATCTTCCATTTCTTTGGCTTTATCTACAAGCTCTGTAAATTTAGATGATTTCATATATCAGTCTGCCTTAAATCCACCCAATTTTATCCGAACCTTAATGTTCAACTTGCCTTCTTCGTTGATTAGTTCGATGATTTCAGCATCTAAAACCTCATAATCCTTGTTTGCCAATTCATCTATCTTGTTTCCTGTTCTTTTGTGGATATACCCAAAATCAAGAACACCTTTCATTACAATGTAAACGCCATCGTCCTCTTGTTCAAGTTCCACCTTATCTCCAACCTTAGCCTGTTTAAGGTTGTATTGCATAAGGTCAGTATTGTTATATACTAAAAACGTATCAAATTCTATCGGTTTTAATTCCACGCCTTCTTTTACGACCTCTTTTGGTTTTTCCTCAGTTCTTTCAGCAATTACGGTGTGGTACTGAACAGGATTTACCATTTCACTATCGATTGATTCATTCTTTTCTTTCGCAATTCTAATCTGAGATTTTCCAACAAAGAAGAAAATAATACCCAATCCTATAAAAATTAGACCAACGGGCATCACGAATAGTCCGAAAAACGAAATTATCGCAGCAACAACAATCAAGAAAACACCCGTTCCTTTATGTGTTCCCGCCGAATAATTGGATTGTGCTTGTGCGTTATTGCCTTGTTCGACGTTATAATTCTTGATTTTGCTTGTATTTGATTTTGGGGTATGTGTTGGTGTATCTACAATATCTCTAACTCCAACCGTCGTCTTGTTATATACTTTGTTGTAAACGGCTTTTTTAGGATCGTTGATATAACCCATTCCCTTTTTTCCATACAGAGGGTTTACCGCGCTTTTTATTTCTCGTTTAATCTTTCCCGTTGTCCTAGCCTTGATAGATCTTTTTAAGCTCGGCTTTCTGACACCAAATTTCATATTTACCCTCCTCTTACGGATTAGAAATCGCAATCTTCCATTTCTTTGGCTTCTTGCAAAAATTCTATAATTGTCTTGATGGGAATAACATAACTCATCGCACCACCATCAGTTCGTGTTCCTTTGACGACACCGATAAGCTCTCCATCCGCATTGAACACGGGACCACCAGAATTTCCTTGGGTCACGGGCGCAGTTACCATTATGTAGTCCTTACCACCAATGCTTCTGTGTACATCGCTAACTATTCCCTCAACGATACAAAGGCCTTCTCCCTTACTATTGCCGATAGCATATACGGCTTCGCCTGGACAAACCTCTTCGGTTTTGAAGATAGCAGGTACGAGTGACTCATCGGGGTCAGTTTTCAAAAGCGCCAAATCCAATTCAGGGTTTGCATAAACAAAATCGGCATTGAAGTGGAAATTGTGCTCACCACCTGCACCGTACACATCCTCGCATAAATCCACTATGTTTTTGTGGTTTTCCGAAACTTCGGTGACAACATGTGCGTTGGTTATGATGTATCCGTTCTTTGAAACAATCGTTCCAGACCCTACCTTTGAACCCTCGTCAATGGTAGCTGCTAAGGCAATGGTGCTTTTAATTGCCTTTTTGTAAACATCGGCAGCAACATTGACATAAGCTGTCCTCTGATTAGGTTCGCTTACAGGAACTTCTTCTTTAATAGTCTTTTCCACTTTGCTTTCTACTGCACTCTGCATTTGTGCTTTCTTTAACGCCTTTTGATATTTGTTGTATGATGAAAGCTCTGCATCGCATGACGGACACTTGTATTTGGGGAAGATTTGACCATCTTTTTCTTCCACACCTGTTTGCTTTAAGTTCTCTGCTCCGCATATCGGGCAAGTTGTTATTTCGTATGACATACTTTTCTCTCTTTTCTTATTCCACACAATTAATTACTTGTTTTTAACAAACCATACTAGCACAATTATGCCAAGGACAATTAACCAAAATGCATTTCCAAGCCAAGCGATTATTAACCCAAGCGCATAAACACAAGTGATAATATACGCAGCAATTCTTAATTTTCCCGCAGCACTTGAAACTGTTTGCTTTTTCTCATTGAGTATTAAAGCCGCTTCACCAATCAAAACCGAGGAAATAATCAGCGCCGCAATATCAACCAAAAACAAGAAAACAATGCCCGCAAAACCATCACTATCACCATCTGCATTACCAAAATAGGATATGCTTAGGAAAAACATTACAATTGAAGGAACAAGAAGAACCAATCCCGCAATCAAGTTGGATTTTCCTTCAGCTTTAAGATTGGCTTTTTGAGCCAATATAGCATCTTCCCGAGCTTTTATTGCATCTTGTTTTGCTTTCTCCGCTGCAATAGCGTCCAGCCTTTCTTTTTCTCGCTTTTTATTTTCTTCTTCAATCTGTTTTCTTCTTTTTATTGCTGCTTCCGACGAAATGTCAATCCACATAGCAGGACGGATTAACGCCTTACTACTACTGCTAAACGAATTTCCCGATTGTTCGGCATACCAACGTGATACGCCACTATGTACAATGGTTCTAGATAACCAAGCACAATCTTTACTATTGTTGTAGCAGAACTTTCCAGAAGGAGTATGACGCCCCATCGATGTCGGTGACTTAGGGCTAATATCCGCGACCCCTTCTAATGCCAAATTATAGTCCCTTATTTCAGACAAACTTAGCAAAAAAATTTGATCCATTGTTGAATTAGCGGTTTTGCATCTCTCTTTCTTAACCTCAACGCCATACTTGTCTTTTTCAGTATATGTTTCTCGTTGCTCACAACCTACCCTGGATTTTGTTATTCTTATCTTTTCTTTATCCACAAAAGAGCCTTCCAAGAACTCCTTGTTTAACCAACTTCGTACCTTGGAACTTCCCCAAGTCAATTCAGTATTATACAAACCGTGTTCATAATCAAAGCTAATTCCTTTAGTTAATAGAATTAATGCTTTGCCACCTTCGACACATAAAACTTTCCACTTCATTACATTGGTATAATAATTACCAAAGTTTATGGTATCACCAACTTTCAACGAGGCATATTCATTCCCTTGAATTTCTAGGTTTTCTTCTCCACACAATTCACAAACTTGCTTGAAGTTTCCATTATCATCAATTATATCGCGCCATTTGTGTCCGGTTGCTTTAATATAACTTTCTTCAACAAAACCGCACACTAAACATTGCCGAACACGTTTTCCTTGAATTGTGCAAGAAGGATGACTTTGTTCAATCCACTTGCCGAAAGAGTGCCCCTTAGCAGGGATAGTATTTTTCTTTTTATCACCGCAAACCGAGCATACTTCTTCTAGATATCCTACTTCGGTGCAAGTAGCTTCTTTGACTGTTTTATGAATATATTTATGTTCAGCCAAGTTGGTGTAATTGTCCTTATACTCATATCCGCAGGAACATCTGTGTATTGTATACCCCCTTGCCACACAACTCGCGGGAACAATTTCGTCATTGTAACTGTGCTCATGTAACGGGTTGACTACAATTTTTTTCTTTTCCATTGGCGCTTTTTCTTCTGCCACTTTTGGAGAATACAGGCGCTTAAGATACTCGTCGATGTCAATGTAGAGGTTTTTAGATTTTCCATCCAAACATTGCTTTGACGAAAGAATCGTAGGCAGTTCATTAGGTGAAAACCCGTCGCAAATTATCAGCAAAGAACCTTCTTTCTTTTCCCCTCTTGAAATTTGCTTAATGAATCTGTGCCATTCGTTTTTCACCCAAGTAGAGTTTACATATTCTACCGAGGAACTATAAACAATCATAACCTTTGCAGTCTGCAAAGCGTGGTAAATATATGGCTCGTATTTTTCTCCTATTTTATCGCGCAAGCTCTCCCTTGAATAGAATACTTTGTATCCTTGTCTTGCAAGGTGGTTGTAAAGTTCCAAAGCATTGTACGAATCCTCAGTTCTCTCAATACCGTTTTCAATATCACTATCCTTATAGGAAATGAAAATATCATACGAAGCTTCATTTTTTGCCTTTTCTATCCAAGTCTTTCTGACTCTCTCAATATAATCTGCTTGTGTCTGATACCAAGCAGCCGTGTCCGCTGGAGCATACTTTACTGCTTTCTTATAATCTACATCATCAACAAAACTCTCAATGGTGGTATAGCAGCAAGTAGGAATTTTTCTTCCATCAAAATCAACTTCATACTTGATACCATATTTTGAGCACACATAACCCCAATAGGCTTCGTGCTGCGTCGGGTACTTGTTAATGATGTCAAAATACAATTCTTCAGCCACGTCGAATTCTTGTACTCTGAGTTTTTGGGCAGCATTATAGAGCAGAGTTGCTTCTTCGTTTGAAAGCTCCTCCGCTTTGAATGCTCCACAGGCGGGACAAATCCAACGCCCTTTGCGGTATTCATAATTGGCACCGCATATATTACAAGTATATTTATGTGTTCCTTCGTCCTTTATCCAACTCCACTTATGCACACATTCTTCTTTGTTATAACTACAAATTATGCAAACTGTTGTTCCTTCTTCATAAATATGGTTACTACTTGGGGTGGTAATGCCGCATTTCTCGCATTTTTGATAATGTTTAAAATTATCTTTTACATATTTCCACTCACAATTCTTAGTAGCTCCACACTCACACTCACCAGTTACTTGATCATATCTATGAGGAGCTGTAGAGCCAAATCCGCATAGTGGACATGACGAGGTACAG